CTTCTTGATTTAGATTCTGGATATAAGTATCTCCAATATCTGCTTCAACTGGTGCGAGATCTTCTTTCGCTCTTATCTCATTAACGGATAAGAATCCAGCGTTGCGTCCAAGATTATAAGCTTGATACCTAGCTTGAATGTTTGCTCGAAGCAATCCAGAGACATCAATTCTTGCAAATTGATTTCTTGGAAGCATCATTGTCAGAGCAGATTCAATTCTGTTGATATAAGGAAGAAGAGTTAACTCATAGAAAACTCTGTTTTGTTCCTCAATGCTAGATCCTAGCTTTGTTGTCTGAGAGAGATCTCCGATCAGATAAGCTGGAACTCTAAAGAGTCCACAGATCTCTGATTTGCTGAACTGTCTGCTTTCTAAGAACTGCATCTGTTCATGATTAAGAGCCATAGGCTTCCAAGTCGATCCCTCAGTGAGAACACCGATATTGTGTGCCTTTTTAGATCCCTTATGTTTTCTCTCAAAGCTTTGTTTAAAAATTCTTAATTGTTCTTCAGTTGGAGTTGAATCCATTTCAATAACTCCAGAGAGAACAGCTCCGTTGTTAAAGAATGTTCCTGCAAACTCTTCTTGAGCTAGAACATTTCCTATTGCTTCTGCTCCAGCTTCAATAGGAGAGAGACCAAAATCAGAACCTTGTTCAAAGTTCTTAATATGTACGATCTCACCAGCTGGATTCAATGAAGTGTATCTTGTATAATTCTTTTTTCCGTTGAAGATATAGATCTTCTTTCCATTCTTGCTTTCAATATCCATATCGTCTGGATGGATGTTATAAACTTCACTAGGAAAGCCATTTCTGTCTCTTGCTGTTATTAACCAGTAAGAGTTTCCATAAAGACAGAGTGAATTAATGGATCTATGTACAAAAGCGAATAGATCTGTATCTGGATTTGGCATTCCATCAATGGAGTTCAAATACATAGGTGGTATTGTTGATTCCCTAAAGTCTTGTGATTTTCTATATGTTTTGATCGGCATAGTTGCTATTGAGTCACTGATTAGTGAAACACAGCTATAAACTGCTGAACTTTGGATCGCACTTGATGGAGTTACTATTTGTCCAGAAGAAGTTTTCCCCTCATCTTGAAGTCCTAAGTTAAATAATGAAGCATCCCAATCACGCTTCTCTGGTTCTCTGTTGCTAAATAAGTCTAATATTCTCATAATCTCTCTAAGTCAAAAAGCAGTCCTATTGCAATCAATCCAGCACCAAAGACAAATAATCCCAAAGGAATATTGATCATAAATGCTGATGTGCAGATTGCGATATAACCACAGCTAAAAATAATTAAATTGTTTTTCATAATGATATAAATGCTGGAGCTTCTGGTTCTGGAGTGTCTTTTTCAAATCTTAGATCACTCCATCGATCATAAGCCATTATTCCAGCGATAGCTAAGTCGATCTTTTTCGCAGATGACTTATTGATCTTTGTTACTACTGTTCCTTGAGGAGTTTCCTTAGGTACGCAGTTGATCAAGTGTTGAAATAGGTTGAAATCACCATCATGAGTCATTCTCTGATCCATAACTCCAGTGAAAAACCTAGAACAAGCTTGTGCCATCTTTTTTCTATAATTTGCTTCAAAATAAAGGATCATTTCTTCTCCATATCTATCTTCAAGCTCTGAGAGTTCGTTGTGCCATCCCATTGGATCGACTACAAACTCAACAACTTCATATTGTTCGAATATACTTTCGATTCTTGCAAGAACCTCATCACGAGGAACTTTCCAAAGCTGATTTTCATTAACTGGTCTTTCCCAGTGTCCCATAACTTCAAAATGGGGGATCTCATCCATTGTTAACCCAACTAATGCAGTTGAGTCTCTTGAGTATGATCCATCAAACGCCAATATGATCTTAGATCCTTTAGAGATCGTCTGATCAGCTTCGCATTTCTCCCAAGTACCAGCTGGAAGCCATCTTTCAGATGTTGTTGTCCATTGATTTAGAAAATATCGTCTAAATTCATTTTCTGGAATCTGATGATAAGCTCTTTCAAGCTGTTCACCATCAACAAAATCATGAAGAGCTGGATTACTTTGCTCAATAGCTTCTTTTCTTTGATCATCATCTGTTATATCCAGTTCAGAATCAGCTTCATAAATCTTATAATAAAATCCATCATCCTCAATAGATCCCTCTTCTATTCCTTTGGCGTACTTCATCATCCTATAAGCGAGACTATTTTCAACTCCAGCTGTTGTGATGTTTATTCCAATAGTGTTTGTTCTTTTTCTTAAACCGTTCTGGATCACCAAATGAGCTTTTTCTTTTTTTCCAGTCATTTCGTGGATCTCATCAAATACTGCAAAAGGTGATGGTCTTAATCCGTCATTGACTCCAGCAACACAAGGAACTCTCATGATTAGAGCGTTTGGATTGTCTTTTAATACGATCTTTCGATCATAAGCATCTACAAAGTGCTTTAATTCACCATTCATGATCATTGCCTTAGCAGAGTTGAATACAAGATCCGCTTGATCATAACTTGAAGCAACAACTGGGATCAATGGAGCTGGATTATCAGTTCCCATTAAACCAAAAACAGCTAAAGCTCCAGCTAGTTCAGTTTTTCCATTTCCTTTTGGCAAAGATATATAAGCAGTGTGATGTTTAAAAGATCCATCTGGTCTTAACTCAAATAGCTCTCTTATGATCTCTTTTTGCCAATCCCTTAAAATAAAGGGATCTCCTAGATAGTCTCCAGAAGAGAAAACGCAGAACTTCTCAATAAAATTAATAACTCTGTTTCCTAGTGTTTTCATAGTTCATTACCCCAACTATCCCAACCTTTAGATTTCTCTCTTGCGAACAGTTCAATTCTTGGAAGATCTCCAATTAACTCGACAATTTTATCTCGAACAATGTCTGGTTTTTTTGAATGTTTTTCAATCTTTGACTCAATAACTGAATGCACTTTAGCACTTAATCTTTTTGGTTTCCCTTTAACAGCAATCAAGCAGACTTCTGCGTTGGATCGTGTCCATCTACCCATTCCCCAAAAGTTTGAATCAGCAATTTTATTCTTTTTAACCCATACGAATCCAAGTGTTTTATATTCAAAGCCCCAAGAGTCAATTACTTGTTTGGATTCAAATATTTTTGGAAATGTAGTCCACATAAACAAAATGCAATCATCATCTGATATTTCTGCAACTGGAAGATTAGCAATATCCTCTATGTCCATAGTTGGATAATGTCTTAATGCACCACCTCTATTTAAAGATTTATTATTGTAGCTCCACGCTGGATCGCAATATATAATCTTATATTTCTTATCTGGAAATTCCATTATTCTTCCTCTTCCACCCAAGAGATATGGACTCTCGATCCATCTTTTAGAATCACAAACTTCTCAGCTGGTTGATCCTCAAGATCTCTTTTTATATAACTCATTCTTCTTCGAGTTGTGCATTCAAATCAGCTAGAGATTTCTTAGCTTGAGTTAAACTTATTCCCAATGAGATCCTAGATTTAGGACTCATACCGATTCGATCTTCAATTTGTCTGATCTCAGCATCAATCTTTAATAAAGCTGAATAAAGTGGATTGATTACTACTTGACCTTGTGATCCAACAACTAAACGATCCTTTTTTGCTTGTTTATAGATCCTTTCACGCTCATCAATGAGTGTTGCAAGTCGATAAATAACCTGTCCATCCGATTTAATATCAACAGCTGATGCTAATTCACTGTTCCAGAAGTCTTCCCACCACAATTTCGTGATTTTTAGGTATCTTCCCTTTAATATCGGAATATCTCGCTTTTTATACGCAGACATATCGACCAACTTAGGTCGAATTCTGTGCTCTCTATGTTCAATTTTTTTTGCGTTAGTCATGACCTTAAATTTTAAGAACCTTAAAAAAAATACTTTTTTTTGAAAGTCTCCAGACTATACAAGTACAAAGAGAGGGGGCATCGGGATACCGTCAGAGCCTATATATAGGCACTTTTGATCCCCCTTACCCTTTAGGCTTCAGATCAGTGATCTAATTTGTCGATTATTGTCATCTCCCAAGCGGTTTCC